CTGGCAGGTTTTCTATGAGTGTTCTTACAACGAGGGACTAGATGCCTTCAGTGTTACCGCCACCCAAGTTGAGAAGAAAGAGGTGGTAACAATAGAGTGGGTGAGTGTAAAATGAGGTCGGGTAGCCTCGATGCCTTTGCCGCCATGTGCTGCTTACGTTACGCCAGTGACACACAATACGAGACAAGGTTAGTTGCAGATAACATTAGCAAGAAGATGTCTGAACTATTCCCTGTCTCATGGGATGCACTTATTAAGGAGAATGACCGATGCCTGACATAAGTATGTGTATGAGTTCGACATGTCCACTAAAGCGTAGTTGTTACCGAAACCCTGACAGCGGCACAGAGCCTAGTGAGTTTAGGCAGTCTTGGTTTATTGGTCCAGCCGCTGAGGGATTAGACTGCCAATACTACTGGCCTGTGCGAAGTGACAAATGAGTGAATACAAAGTGAGCAGTGCTTACGATATCCTAAGGAAATTTAATGGACAGTAAATTCAGAACACCAATCGCAGAACAAATCTGGGACGCTAAGTACCGTATGAAGGAGTTCGACGGTACTCCAATCGATAAGACAGTGTACGACACATGGTCACGTATTGCGGAGTCACTAGCTTCCGCTGAGGCCTCTCAGGTACGTGAGGAACACGCTCATGAGTTCTACCAAGCCCTATCCGACTTCAAGTTCATCCCCGCTGGCCGTATCACAGCCGGTGCAGGGACATCTCGAAACGTAACCCTCTTCAACTGCTTTGTCATGGGAACCATCCCAGACGACCTCGGGGGTATCTTTCAGATGCTCAAAGAGGCCGCGCAGACCATGCAGCAAGGTGGTGGTATCGGCTACGACTTCTCGACAATCCGTCCTAAAGGGGCCGAGGTCAAAGGTGTTGCCGCAGATGCCTCAGGTCCACTCACGTTCATGGATGTGTGGGACTCGATGTGCAAGACTATCATGTCTGCAGGTGCACGTCGGGGTGCTATGATGGCTACTATGCGGTGCGATCACCCTGACATCGAAGAGTTCATCGCTGCAAAGCACGACACTGCGCGGTTGCGTCACTTCAACCTGTCTGTGATGTGTACCGACGAGTTCATGAAGGCAGTCCGTGAGAACGGTGACTTCAACCTCAAGTTCAAAGGTAAGGTCTACAAGACGGTCAAGGCCCGCAACCTGTGGGATACGATCATGATGGCGACCTACGCCTACGCTGAACCCGGTGTTCTGTTCATCGATCGCATCAACAAGATGAACAACTTGAACTACTGTGAGACCATCGCTGCAACTAACCCTTGTGGGGAACAACCACTGCCTCCCTACGGTGCCTGTCTCCTCGGTTCGATCAACCTATGTGCACTACTCACGAGGGACTTCAAGATCGACCATAAGAAACTCGAGGACACTGTACGTACAGCCGTGCGTATGATGGACAACGTCGTTGACGTCTCTCGGTTCCCACACCCTCAGCAGGAGGTGGAAGCCAAGGCTAAGCGTCGGATTGGTCTAGGGGTCACTGGTGTTGGCTCTGCGTTGGCGCTGGGTGGCATTAAGTATGGGTCACCTGAGGCTGTAGCGTGGGTAGATGACCTGATGCACAGTATTGCGGTTACTGCGTACCAGACCTCGATCGACCTCGCCGAGGAAAAGGGTAGTTTCCCAATGTTGGACGTTGAGGAGTACCTAAAGACTTGGAACATGCAGCAGATGCCAGACTTCATTCATGCTGGTATCCGAAAGCATGGCATCCGTAACGCCCTGATGACCTCGATTGCACCTACGGGTACGATCAGTCTCTACGCGGGTAACGTGTCTTCCGGTATCGAACCAATCTTTGCCCTCGAGTATGAGCGTAAGGTGTTGGAGAAGGACGGAAGTCACCGAGTGGAACTGGTGCAGGACTATTCAGTCCGTAAGTGGAAGGAACGCTATCCCGGGACTGAACTACCGGAAAGCTTCGTAACGGCCCAGACACTCAGTCCGTCACAGCACGTGAGTATGCAGGCAGCAGCCCAGCGCTGGGTAGATAGTTCGATCTCCAAGACGATCAACTGCCCGGAAGACATCAGCTTCGAGGACTTCAAAAGGGTCTACATGGAAGCTTGGGAACAAGGGTGCAAAGGCTGTACTACATATCGCCCCAATCCAATTACTGGTTCTGTCCTCTCGGTCAAGTCTGAGGAGTCTGTACCAGATGAAGGGGGTGCCTGCGAACTGAAGTACGACGAGAACACAGGACAACTAATTCGATCCTGTGAATAAAAACAATGACTTAACTTGGCTGACCTTCGGGTCAGTCATTTTTTCATTAATTAGGGACCTCAAGAAGAAGGAAATACCAATGTATACCTTATGTTAAACCCTAGGAGGACTGCGTGGCAGGTTTACCTCTAGTCTCAGAAGACATCATCGATTACCTTGAAGGCATCTGCCCTGACCAATCCCCTGCGCTAACAACACCAGAGCGGGAGATATGGTTCAATGCAGGGCGGGTTGCTCTAGTAAAGCACATCCGTAGCCTATTCGAGGAGCAAAACCGTAACATCCTCGAAGGATAAATAACTATGTGCAACGCCCCCACACCACCACCTCCACCACCCCCGCCACCTCCACCCCCTGCTCCGCCCCCTGTACTAGAGCAAGCTGCTCCTAAGTCGGCTGGAGGTAAGGACGCAAAGGCACGTCGCCGTCAGGGACTCAGTGCTTACAAGATTCAAAGTGGTCCAACCACTGCCGCAGGTAAATCAAGTATGCTTGGCGGTATCCCCAAGAAAACCGGCGTATAACCAAAAGAGGTAGACCATGAGTAATGCAGGAACCTGCCAAGCGCGATACGAGATGCTGGCGGCGGACCGTGAGGTCTACCTCACTCGTGCCCGTGAAGGCGCGAAGCTAACAATCCCAACACTAATTCCCCTTGAGGGGTCTGGAAAGCACACAGTCTTCCCAACTCCATATCAGGGGATCGGCGCACGGGGGGTGAACAACCTCGCGTCCAAACTCCTCCTTTCGCTTTTCCCACCTAACTCCCCGTTCTTCGCGATGCGGGTCGATGACTTCACTGCCACAGAACTTGCGCAGGAAGAGGGTGCGAGAGCGAAGGTTGATGAGTCCCTCGGTAAGTACGAACGCTCGGTCATGCAGTCCATAGAGGACAGCGGTGATCGCTCGGCTCACTTTGAGGCACTCAAGCATCTGGTGGTAGCAGGTAATGTCCTGCTCTACCTCCCCAAAGACGGGGGCACCCGGGTATTCCCATTGTCACGCTATGTGACCGTGCGTGACCCTATGGGGCAGATGCTGGAGACTATTATCGAGGAGGAGATGTCCTTTGCATCCCTCCCGCAAGACCTAAAGGAACTCGTGGCTGAGGGAGAAAAGGGTGAGCATTCCAAGGTGGACCCGAAAGATACCATCAAGTTGCACACCAAGTTCTACCTCGAGGGTGACAAGGTCCTATCGTACCAAGAGATCGATGGGGTCCTAGTACCTGCCTCGGAAGGCTCATGGCCGAAAGAGAAGTCACCGGTCCTAGCACTTCGGTGGACTAGAGTTGACGGAGAGGACTACGGGCGGAGTTACGTCGAGGAGTACCTCGGTGATCTCATATCCCTAGAAGGTCTCTCCAAGGCACTCTTGGAAGGGTCCGCTGCCGCAGCCCGCCTCGTCTTCCTCGTGCGACCGAATGGTGTCACACGGGCCAAGGACGTCATGACAGCCGAGAATGGTGCTGCCGTGTCGGGCCAGCCTGAAGATGTACAGACCCTGCAGGTAAACAAACAAGCCGACATGTCGGTGGCTCAACAGCAGATCGCAACGATCACCGATCGCCTAGCCTACGCATTCCTGATGAACTCAGCGGTGCAACGGAATGGTGAACGTGTAACCGCCGAAGAGGTACGTTACATGGCAGGGGAACTCGAGGATGCACTAGGTGGTGTCTACTCGATCCTCTCACAGGAATACCAGTTGCCATACGTCATGCGTGTGATCGATCGACTGACACGTCAGAAGAAACTCCCCGCGTTACCTAAGGGTGTCGCCAAGCCTACCATCGTTACAGGTCTTGAGGCGCTGGGTCGTGGGCATGATCTATCGAAGTATGATCTGTTCTTGAAGGCTCTCGCTCCACTGGGGCCAGAAGTCCTACAGTCACACATGAACGTCGGTGACTACATCACCCGGATCGGGACAGCACTCGGTATCGACCTCGGAGGACTTGTGAAGTCTGACGAGCAGAAACAAGCCGAACAGCAAGCCCAACAGCAGGCCATGCAGCAACAGCAGCAGGCAGAAATGATTAAGGGCGCTATACCCGCAATCGCAAAAGAGGGCGCAGGGGCCATGAGAGATATGGCTCAATCCCCAGAACAAGGCTAATCCATGACTGACAATGTAACCATCAACTCAGAGAACCCTAATCCATCCCTCGAAGAAGAGGAGAAGGCTCAGGAGGCAGTTCAAACAGCCAAGACTGATGAACCTCAACTGGCTGGAGAAGAAACTCCAGATCGCCCTGAGTGGCTCCCAGAGAAGTTCTCTACACCTGAGGATATGGCTAAAGCCTACGCAGAGTTGGAGAGGGGCAAGTCCCAACCCAAGGAAGAGGCGGCTGATACACAAGAGGCCGCTGAGTCCGCTGTGGGGGAAGCTGGTCTCGATATGGACGCCCTCTCGAGTGAGTACGCTGAAAAGGGTGAGTTGACCGCTGAGAGCCTCGATGCTCTTGGTAAGGTCGGTATCACTCCTGATATGGTTGACGCTTATATCGCCGGTCAGACTGCGCAAGCAGACGCCGTCCGTTCCGAGGTCCTATCTCCTGTAGGTTCTGAAGAGGCCTACAATGAAATCGTGGGCTGGGCTGCTGAAAATCTATCCGAAGCTGAGATCGACTCGTTCAACAACATCCTCGAAAACGGGGATATGAACTCTGCGAAGATGGCTATCGAAAACCTCAACAACAAATATGTTGCGGCAAACGGCTCTGAACCCCAGCGCCAACTCACGGGCCAGCCTAGCGCTAGCAAAGGTGTCTATGAGTCCACAGCAGACTTGATGAAGGACATGCAAAACCCTGAGTACGACAACAATCCAGCGTTCCGTTCGAAGGTCGCAGCAAAGCTGGAGCGTTCCAACATCTTGTAATGCGTAAAGGAGGTGATCAATGTCTGCTCCGTCAGGTAGGGTCTATTCAGACTACGATAAGGCCTACCAAGCGAGGCCCGAGAACGTCAAGAAAAGAGTTATGCGGAATGCTGCTCGACGCTTGATGATCCGTAAGCACGGTAAAGCCGCGCTGAAAAACAAGGATGTGGATCACAAACGGGGTACGAAAGCCGGTAACGGTTCCTCGAACCTCCAGATCATATCCAAGAAGGCCAATAGGTCTAAGAAGTAACATACTATTGATCGACGCCTCTGTGGTGACCTCGAAGTCATCCCATGCGTCGATCCTCAAGTATTCTTGAGGGCACCTTAGGGTGTCTTCATGAGTGCTTACGGTGGACGACGGTCTGCCCCCCACTCTATTCCCACCCATAAGACAACAAACACAAGAACGCTTGGCCCTCTGCGGAGGACAACCTCGTGGGACGTGGCTGTGAAGTCAAAGAGGTGACCAAACCCAAAACTTCAATTCCATTCAAGGAAAACACTATGTCTAACGCAACTCCATCACGTGTAGGTCAAGCCAATGGTGCTGGCAGTACCGACGCCCTGTTCCTCAAAGTCTTCTCTGGCGAGGTTATGTCCTCGTTCAACGCTAAGACAGTTATGGCCGGTCTGACCCGCGTACGTAACATTACATCCGGTAAGTCTGCCCAGTTCCCCGCAATCGGTCGTATTGGCGCTGAATACCACACTCCCGGTGCTGAAATCCTCGGTTCTGCCGTAGAGCACGGTGAGAAGGTCATCTCTATCGATGATCTGTTGATCTCGTCCTCGTTCATTGCGAACATCGATGAAGCTAAGAACCACTACGAGGTTCGCTCGGAATACTCTAAGCAGATGGGTGCTGCCCTCGCTCAGACGTACGACCGTCAGTTGATCGGTATCGCCTATGGTGCTGCTGTCGCCGGTGATACTGGTGCTGTAGCTGATCAGGGCAATGCTGTCGTCACAAACGTCGGCGCAACACCAACAGTTCAGACTATCGTAGACGCTATCTACGCAGAAGCTGCTGCTATGGACGCTCTGTTCCTGCCGACTGAGGACCGCTTCGTGCTGGTCTCCCCTGCAACCTACTGGGGCCTCGTGCAGAACGACAAGCTTATCGACCGTGACTTCGGTACGAACGGCTCGTACGCAGATGGTACCGTGATGAAAGTCGCTGGTATGTCCATCATCAAGTCGCCAAACATCGGTGTGAACCACTTGCTTGCTGGTAACACTGCTGACTACCCAGACAGCCCAACTCAGGTTGGCACTATGGCTGACACGACTGATCTGTCCGCTCTGTGCTTCCAGCGTGGCGCTTTGGGTACCGTCAAGTTGATGGACCTGTCCACTGAGAGTGACTACGACATCCGTCGTCAGGGTACACTCATGGTAGCTAAGATGGCCGTAGGTCATGGCACTCTGCGTCCAGAAGGTATCCGCGCACTCCGCGCTGCTGCTTAATACTTACGATATTGTAAGCTCTCCCTCCGCTTCACGGCGGGGGGACTTTTGTAACCCCCTAAAAGAGGATCAGCCATGTCATTTCTGATCACACCTACGACAGAACTTGAGGCCGTCAATGAGTGCCTCGAGAATATCGGACAGACGCCGGTCAGTACCATCGCTGGTGACCTCGGGGTCGATGCCCAGATCGCACTCAACTTCGTCCGGAAGGTGAACCGCGAACTCCAATCTCAAGGTTGGTACTGGAACACCGAAAAGGACTTCATCCTGACGCCTAACGGCGCAAACAACATTCTTCTACCATCCAACACCCTCTCTGTGGACACCGCTGGTACAGACGCCACCAGAGACGTCATCCAACGAGGCTCCCGCCTATACGACAAGGACAGCCAAGCGTACACTTTCGATGGTCCTCTCACAGTCACATTAGTCGTCGGCCTCCCCTTCGAGGAACTCCCAGAGACCGCTAGGCGCTACGTATCGTTACGCGCAGCCCGTATCTTTGAGAACCGTGTGGATGGTGCCAACAACCAAGATGATACCAATGATGAACTAGGGGCGATGGCTACACTCCACGCTGACCAGCTACGGACTGCCGACTACAACGTCCTGACTGGTTCTTACACAATGTTCAAAACACTTAATCGCCTAAGCTATTAACCTCAGGAGAACCCTATGGCCCTCGTTGCTTCTACGATCCCCAACCTTGTGTCTGGGGTCTCCCAACAGCCGTCCCCTTCCCGTCTACGCACCTCAGGTGAACAGATGACAAACGCTTACCCGTCTATCGTGTCGGGTCTAATGAAACGCCCCCCGTCAGAGTTTATCGCTAAGCTGTCTTCGGGTATCACCGTGGGTGATCAGACTGCAGTTCACACAATCGACCGAGGGGTCAACGAAAAGTATGTCCTCGTGTGTGGTGAAGGTGACCTTGAGTTGTTTGATACCAACGGGGTGAAACAGACGGTGACCTACCCCTTTGGGAAGTCATACCTCCCTACGTCAGATATGTGGCGGAAGCTGCGGTTCGTTACGGTTGCTGATACCACCTTCATCCTCAATCAGGGTGCCGTAGTAGCTACCAACGCCATCACAGATACACGTACCGATCCTGCTACTCGAGCCTCTGCATTCATTAAGCAGGCGGTCCCTAAGACAGCGTATGCGCTGTACGTCGATGGCGTACTCGCTGCTACCACCACCACCAAAGATAACACTACTGCTTCCACTGCGGTAGAGGGTACCGCTAAGATTGCTCAAAACCTTGCGGCCAGCGCCGTAAGTAAGGGGTACACGGATGCTACATCGATTGGCGCCCTAGTGACCTTTGGGATCACCTCTGGTGCCGTAGTTCAAGTTGATGACCAGTTCGGTGGGCGGGCAATCGAGTTCTACACCACATCCGTACAAGAGTTTGACGACCTCCCTCCCACAGAGGCTGAGGGTCGCCTCGTGAAGATTGCGGGTAACCTCGACGATGAAGGTGTATCGTATTGGGTAGAGTACGAAGAAGGTATCTGGAAGGAAACTATCGGGTACAACGCCAAGCGAGAGTTTGACGCCACTACGATGCCCCACGTCCTCGAGAAGACGGGTCCTAACACGTTCCAGTTTACACCCCATGTGTGGAACCAGCGTACCTGCGGTGACGACGATAGTAACCCCAACCCAACCTTTGTGGGCAGGAACCTCAATGGTATCTTCCTCTTCAAGGGTCGCTTAGGGTTCCTGAGTGAGGAGAACGTCGTCCTCTCGTCCACTGTAGTCTTTGAGGACCTCTACCGTACCACCGTAGTTCAGTTACTAGACAGTGACCCCATCGACGTAGCCTCCGCTACCGGACGAGTATCCACCCTATATCACGCTGCTGCATTCTCTGATGAACTTCTGTTGTTCTCCGATAAGCAACAGTTCCGTCTATCCTCCTCCTCTACCCTATCTGCTGAGAGCGTAGGGATCACTAACTCTACCAGTTTCCCATGTTCAATCGATGTGGCACCTGTTGTTGTAGGGTCTAGTGCCTACTTCGTTGCTGATGGTGCTACCAACACGATTGCACGAGAGATTTACGTGGACAGTGCGAGGGAGACCGTGAACGGTGAAGACATTGCTGTGCAAATCCCAAGTTACATCCCACAGAACATCCGAGCGTTGGCCGCAAGTCCTACCTCTGACGTGTTCTTGGCGTTATCTGAGGATGAACCTAACGCACTCTACGTCTACAAGTGGTACGATAAGGACCGGAAGAAAATCCAATCAGCTTGGTGTAAGTGGCAGTTCGAAGATGACATCAACATCGTGGGCATATCCTTCATCGATAGCTACCTCTACCTGATCTACAAGATCGGTACAGATGTCATGATCGATAGGATCAACGTGGCTCCCATCGTTGAGAAAGAACTCCTGATGGACCACCAGATGACGGAAGTTGACTTCGTGAGTGCGACGTATGACGGGGTCTCGGATACAACCACAGTGGTCCTCCCGATCAGACCAGCGGCAACTCTGGAGTTCTGGCGTACCGACGGTGTCCTAGAGCCGTACGAGGGTGTCGTTAAGGTACTCGACAGAAAGTACACGCTCGTCGGTGACGTTACAGCCCACAGTATCGTGGTAGGTTCCAACTATGAGTTCCTCTATGAGTTCTCTGGGCAGCACCTTCGGGAAGAGAACAGTGATGGTGAGAGCGCGATCCAAGATGGACGCCTACAGCTACGCTACTTCTCGGTGATCTATACGGACACCTCTTACTTTGAGGCACACGTCACACCCACCAACGGTGCTACCTCGATCACCGTGTTCAACGGTCGTACACTTGCGGACCCTGATAACGTCACAGACGTGATCCCTAGGGACACCGGGGAGTTCAAGTTCCCCATCTTCGCCAAGAACGAAGAGGTAACCATCCAGTTGATCAATGACAAGCCATACCGCTGTGCCTTCGGGTCTGTGGAATGGACAGCAAACTACCGCCAAAAGGCACGGAGAGTATAATGAGTGAAGGCTACGTCCGTAAAGTGAGGTTGTGTGATATCGCACCCCTCGCTGCAGACCTACGTCAAGCAGACGTGGCTGAAATCAAAGCGGCCTCGGGTAAAACACCTGAGGCTGCACTATACGCATCTCTCACCCTTGGTGGAGAAACACGGGTGATATGTCTGAACGACGGTACCCCTGTTGGTATCTTTGGGGTGGTCCCCATAGCCAAAGACCTAGGCGGCATATGGATGGTCGCCACCAACCAATTTCAACTCTTGCACCGGCAGTTCCTACGTGAGTGCCCCCAAGGGATCGACGACTTGTGCAAAGGGTACAAGGTTGTCTTCAACTGTACCGACGCTCGTAACAAGGTTCACCACAGGTGGATCAAGTGGGCAGGTTTTTCAATCATCAAACGACACACGAGTTATGGCTATGAAGGCCGTGAGTTCCTCGAGTTCGCAAAGATAACAGGAGGTCGCCATGTGTGAACCGACAACACTAGCTGCCATGACTGCCGCGACGGTGGGGCTATCCGCTATCTCCCGCAACGAGGAGATCAAGGCCCAGAACAAGGCTGCGTACGGCAACGCTCGTAACGCTAAGGTGGCGATGAACGATGAGATGGTCACATCGACTGGACAGTATATCGAACAGCAGCGTGGTCTAATCCAAGGTGGCTTCGATGCAATCCTAGAGGGTCGCCAAGCAGAGTCCACTGCGTTCACGTCAGCTATTGAGAATGGTGTCCAAGGTGCCTCAGTTAAGGCCGTACTCCGTGACAACCGTCAAAGCGCTGGGCGTAACACCAGTCGTCTCAATAATGAGATGGACTCTCTATCTACTCAACAGAGTGCTAACTACCGCCACATCCGATCAAAGGCCCAAGGGCGTATCAACAGCGTCTCCACCACCAAGTGGGGCATCGGGGATATTGCTAAGATCGCAGGCGATGGCATCCGCACATATTCAATGGGATAAGGAAGTAACTACATGGCACCTCGCAACACGCGGGTAACCCCCGAAACGGAAGTGCGAAGCCCGGCGCGTAGCTTCCTAAACTCCCTCGACAACTTCTATGCCCCCTCTCGCGATGTGAGGGGGGAACGCGCAGTCCAAGAGGGTCTTAATGCCTTCTCGGGTATCATCGATCAGAAGGCCTCTCGCATCAAAGGTGAGATGGCCGACGACGAACGCCAACAGGGTATCCAAGATGCACTGAGGGAGCAGGCTGGTGAAGAGATGAAGGGGGTCCAAACAGGGCAACTCTTCCGTCAACACTCGCGGTTCTACATGGCAGGTCTCAATGAGACACGTGGCCGTGCAGCCGCTTCCCGCTTCAAGGCTGAGACCGCTCAGGCTTATCAGGATTGGGATGGTCGTCACACCGACGACGATGGTTCAGCTTTCCGTGCATGGATGAATGACCGCGTGGGTAACTTCATGGGCACACTTGGGGAAGACCAATATCGTGTCGCCGGTGCACTCCCGATCATCAACGAGGTCGCCAACAACTACGCTGCCCAGCACACAGGGTTCACCTCCAGTCGCCTCGAAACAGAGAGCTTTGAGGCCTACGACGAGATTGTCTCGGGTGTGTTCTCGGACCTCGCCAACGGTGAGTTCGATATGGATGAAGCCGTGGCTCGTATCGCTAATGAAGCTAACGACATGTACGAGACCGATGGTGCAGAAGCCAACAACCGTGTCGTGGACGCTGCCATCCGGTATGCGAATATCCACAATGACCCTGACAGCATCCTTGCGCTGGCTCGGGCACACGATAGCGGCACTTTGCGAATTTCACAGACCAACCGTGAGAAACTGGCGAATGCTATGGACAGTGTCGAAGCAGACATCAACCGTAATGCTGCGCGAGACAACGCTCGGGCTACTGCGGAAGCTAAGGCTCAGAAGGAAGCAACTCTCAACGCATGGGCGGTCACTCTCGAAGAGGATGTTTACGCGGACGTGCCCCCCACTAACGAGGTAGGGGATGAAGGCCTCCGGCGGGCGATGATGACCTACCAAGTGGCGGCGCAAAAGGCTGCAGAGACCGAGAACCCCGGTGTATCCAACCAGAACCGTATGTTGCTCGAGGCTGACCTCTTTGATGCAGGCACAATGCAGCAGAAGCTGACGGTGTTGACTGACTTCGTGCGGGCCAACCCTAACGGTCTCACAGGTGCTGAGTTCACTCGGTACACTAAAGAGACAATGGAGCAATCACGTCCAGACAGCTTGACCAAGAACACCCAAGTGATCAACCGACGGAACAACTTCGCGTCTGGCTTGGCTAACCTCCAGTTGGGACCGTCATGGGAAGAGAACACAGGTTCAACCCTGCGTACACAAGGACTGATCGCCTTCAACGAGTTCATCTCGGCACGAGGTGCAGACGTTAACACTGCTGATCCGGCTGCTATGAACCAGTTGCTGGTCGACGCGGAAGCACACGCTATGCAGACATTGGCGTACAAGTTTCCAACTCTCATGGGGGAAAAGTCCGTTAGTAACCCTGAGATTGCTGCTGCTATTGGTGCTGATGTTGCTGTTGCTGGTCAACAAGCTGCTGTTGCTCAGGCTGCACTCGAAGAGTTCGCTGCGATGGCTGGTAGAGAAGTCGAAGCTGCAATGGCATTCCCAGAGACACCGGACGTTCCACTCGAGGAACAACCTACGCCCTTTGAGGATGCTGATACGGACGCTCCATACTCTGAGACACGAGGGGTTTTCTACGGTGAGTTGATCAATCGGTTCACTGACGGTGAGGACAACCGGGCACGGCCACAAGTGGCTACCGCTGTTCTCGATGAAGACCCTGAGTTCGCATTGCGTGTCGATCAACTTGGAGCCAAATACGACGTCAACCCAATGGCACTCATGGCAATCATGCAGTTCGAGACGGGTAGCACGTTCTCTACCGATGTCCGTAACGCTGCAGGCTCTGGTGCGACTGGTCTGATCCAGTTCATGCCATCTACAGCGCGGGCTTTGGGCACCACCACAGATGAACTCGCGGGGATGACCCGTGTGGAACAGATGGACTACGTCGAGGCTTACTTCGACCAATTCGGTTCCAGAATCCAAGGTGGTGAAGTTGATGATCTGTATATGGCCGTTCTCTGGCCTGCAGCTATCGGCAAACCGGATGGTTACCCCATCTTCCAACAAGGCACTCGCGCCTACGAACAGAACGCTGGTCTCGATACCAACGGTGACGGAGCAGTTACCAAATTCGAGGCTGCAGCAAAAGTAAAGGCCGCTTTCTACGGCTATTAACCAAAAGGAAACCCAATGGCAGACTTCGAAACTATCCCACAAGACGCTATTGATCGGCTCCACGCAAACCCTGAGTTCGCACCGCAGTTTGACACTGTGTTCGGCGCAGGGCGGGCAGCGCAGCTAATCGCGGCGGAAGCTGGGATACCGGAGCCTAGAGAGGCTGACGACGAATGGTCTGTCATTGGTGAAACCTTCCGGGCACTCGGGGGCGGCATCCGAGACGCTGCTCAAGAGACAGGCAACGCAATCCAATCAGGCGCAGAGGCCACAGGTAACTACCTGACAGGCGGTAACGATGTCTATTGGACCGAAGAGAAAGGCTTTGAGTGGCTCTCACAGGAGGAGGTCAACTCAGGCGCTTACACAATCCCCAACTGGCAGACGAACGATCTGATCGGCGACGACGGTCTACTCAGCCTTCCAGAAGTGGCAGACAACAAGACACTCTTAGGCGGCATGGGCCGTAGCATCGTTCAGTTCACCTCAGGCGGCTTAGGCTTCGGCAGACTGACAGGCCTCAAGGGTCTCAAAGGCGCATTCCTCAACGGCGCATTGGCAGATGCAATCGTGTTCGATCCGTCTGACCCCAACATCACGAAGGTAATCGAGAACTACGACATCGATCTAGGCCTCTTCGGGGACGCTATGGCAACAGACCCTGCCGGTCCTGAGTACATGAACCGGCTACGCAACGCCGCTGAAGGTGCCCTCGCGGGTGCAATCGTGGAAGGTATCGGGTATGGCGTCCGCGCTGCCCGTGCTCTCAAGGCTGGTGACGAAGCTGGTGCTGCCAAGTTCACAGAACAACAGACCGAAGTCCTCAAGACACTTGATGAAGAAATCAACGTGTTGGAAGCAGGGGTGCGCTCTGACGTGGATGAAACACTCACCCTAACACGTGATATGTTCGACGATCTGGACAACGCACCGCGTACACCTGATGAACCCACTCAGTTGGACCTTGGGAATGTTGATGTGGACGGTCAGGTCCGTATGGACGCTGATGTAATACCCCCAGAACTGCCCGTACAGGCCGCTCCTGCTCGTAAGGCATTCATGACACCTGAGGGCGTCGAGAAGGCTCGTATGCAGGCTCAATTAGCAGCTGGTGCATCAACCAAGACCAAGCAGGGAATGTTCTCGTTCCGCTCACTGAATACCGTGGGTGACTTCTCAGAAGTTCTTGACGATATCGCTGGTGTGAAGGCTGTCATGGCTGACGAGTTCACGAAGATCAAAGGTGGAGACGTGCAACGATGGGCAACCGTCAAAGCTCAGTCTGCTGCAAAGCTTCGTGCGATGGCAAAGATGACAGGCGAGGACCCAAAGGCTCTCGTGCGTAAGTTCATGGCTGCTGACATGGGTGACATGACAAAGATGGCTGCTGAAATCCACGCTCGTTCCCGTTATATCCTGACGGTTGAGAAGGACCTCAAAGAGATGGCTCAGGCTATCACGACAGGATCGTTCGATCCGAACCGCTGGGGTGGCATCAAAGACATAGATCACCTCAAGCTTGCCTTCAATCAACGCCGTGAAGTCGGTGGGCAACTACTGGCTGGTCAGGACGCTCTGCGTTCCAACGTGGCTCGGGCTATGAACGCTATGAAGATGTCCGTCAAAGGCGACGATAAGCTCCAAGCAATGCTTCGTGATCCTGCTATGTTCAAGGACATCGAAACTGCGGCTCGTGCTGTAGCTGACCCTGCCAACGCTGGTCAATCTGCAATCAAGACACTCGAAGACACTATGGGTCAACTGCATGGCTACATGGACCGTGTGAACTCTTTCCGTATCAACGCTCTGTTGTCTGGACCGGGCACACAGGAAGTCAACATCGTGTCCAACCTGATCAACAGCTTCATGGTTCCCACAGAGCAACTGTTAGGTGGCGCTATGGCTGGCGACCGTAAGATGATGCTCCACGCTACCCGTCAGTTCCAAGGCGCGTTCGCGGGTATGCGGGACAGTGTCGGTACAGCACTCCAAGCTGGTTGGTGGAACGATGCGATACTCGATCCGTTCAACGGTAAGATCGAAGATGACAGCCTTCGGGGTTTGATCACTGGTGTATCGTCCGTAGACAAAGTCCTGTCGGTACCCTCGCGGGCACTGATGACGATGGACGAGTTCTTCAAGCAGTCCTCCTACCGTGGTCGTATCTTCGCAGATGCAGCTTGGGAGGCTGGCGAAAAGGGTCTCAAGGGCGACGAGAAGACTGCTTTCATCCAACAGAAGCTCAAGGACAGTTACGACGAGACAGGTGCTGCGACCAATGGGGAGGCACTCTTGCAAGCCCAGCGGACAACCTTCACTGAGCAACTGGAACACGGAAGCTTTGGATCAACCCTCCAGAACATTGCGGTCAAACACCCTATCGCACGTTTCGTTGTGCCGTTCGTTCGGACACCTATCAACATCCTATCGCAGACCCTCCAACATGCCCCCGGTCTTGGGTTCGCATCCAAGCGTTTGCGTGATGATCTGAAAGCTGGTGGCGTCCGCGCTGCTCAAGCTCGTGGTCGTCAGGCTATGGGTGTCGCTCTGACAGGTATGGCAGTCACTATGGCTGCTCTGGAAGATGAAAACGGCAACCGGATGGTAACAGGGTCAGGACCAAGCAACCCTGCGGTACGTCGGGCATGGATGAAGAACAACCAACCGTATTCGTTCCGCATCACCAAGGAAGATGGGACGGTAGAGTTCATCTCATACGCACGTCTCGAGCCACTCTCGAACATCTTCTCGATTGCTGCTGATTACGTCGAAGTCACTGACGATATCTACAACGAAAGCTCCCAGACACCGATGGTTCAAGCTATGATAATCTCGGTGATGGAAAACTCGGTGAACAAGACGTTTACTCAGGGTATCTATGACGCAATGTCACTCGCGGTTGGTCGCCCACACGAACGGGAGGCGGCTGGACGTCAATTCGTGGCATCGTTCGTTCCCAACATTCTGAACCAGACCAACGGTGATGATACACTTCGGGAAACACGGACGCTCATGGATACTCTATTGGCGAAAACCCACCTCTACAACGGTGTTGACCCTAAACGTAACGTCCTCGGAGAACCTGTCGTTCGTACGTTGCCAAAGTATGATCCTCTGGGTCTTACCGGAGAAGATCGCCGCGAAATCGATTTGGTAATGCAGGAAATGACCCGCGTTGGTATCCTCAATCAGACTACGATTGGTAACCCAGCGACACGAGTACCGGGTCCGAACAAGATCGACCTCTCATCCGTCCCGTTCAGTGACACTCAGTCGGTTTATGACCGCTGGGTCGAACTGACAGGGACCGTAGAGATCGGTGGCAAGTCCCTGCGTGAGCAACTCGAAGAAACTATCCGTTCACCCTCGTACCAAGGGGCACCTGATGGCTTCATTGGGGCAACTTCCGGTACCAAAGGCACGATAATCCAACGTGTCGTCTCCAACTACCGCAACAAAGCTCGTGGTGAACTCCCAGAACTACAGGAGATCATCCGCGAAGAGCGTCGTGGTGGTGCGGCACTAATGCGCGGCCAAGCTACGGCCAACCGTGCGGCACTCTTCCCTCAAACACAAAACACAACTAATACGCTGTCACCACGCCCTCGCACTTTTGAGGACCTCTTGGGGCAGTAACCCAAGGAGCCTCACATGGCAGCAACAGAAGACACGATGGGGACACTACACGAGGCTGTGGTGTCCCTGCTATTACAAAA